GAGAGTTGCTTGATGATTCCATCAGCTCCGTGGTGGCCTTGTAGTGCGTATGGCATTCGTCAATGATCGCAATATGGAAGAGCGGCTTATAGCGCCGTCTGGCTATCGTCTGTATCGATGCAATTTGGATCGGTGCGTTTGGGTCACTGCGCCAATGATCGGCCTGCAATACCCCTACCCTGACGCCTGCGCGGTCAAACTCAGCTAACGCTTGATCGACCAGCTTAATTCGGTCACAAATGAAAATGCCCAGTTTGCCGTTCTTTGCCACTGCCTTTAAAATCTCAACCGCAACTCTTGTTTTACCGAAAGAGCACGGTGCTGCCAGGATGCAATTCTTATTTCCTCGCCTAATTGACTGCCGCAGCATCTCAGTTGCTTTTTCTTGGTGAGGTCTCAGCATTCAGGTTATGCCGCTTTTTCTGATAACAGAATATCAAGCAATTCGCAAAGCCTGACAGTTTGGTCATCCGTTATTTCGCAACCTTCAAACCGCGCCGAGTTTATTGTTTCAGCAATGAAACGCGCTTCGATTAATAATGTGTTCATGTGTATCCCCTTTAAGATTATTGGGGCCGAAGCCCCGCTTGGTTAATTGACCTAAGCTGATTAACATTTCTTAGAGCGTGGATAAATATTTTTCTTAAGCACATAAATGACCCCGCCACGTGTAGGGCAGTGCACTTTGTACCGCTTTGCCGTCTCGGCTAAGAACGTACCATCTACCGCCATGGCGTCATCAACCCATGGCAATCTGACCCAAATTTCTTGCCCTTCAGTGTAGTTTGTCATTTTGTTCCCCTTCCGTTGTTGTTGAATATCATTATCCACAACGAATTGAGATAGTAAACAATTTTGTTAACTATATTTAGATGTCTTTGATTTTTATCAATAGGAAGTGGTTTCGCGGGATCACAACGCAAGGCTGAACTTCAAATTCGTCGCGGTGGTTCGAGGATCTCCCGAATGGAACGAGGTTTTTTGGGATGTTATCTTGTGGTCCGACTTCTATCGCAACATAGGCGTCGTCGAATTCGACGATGAAATAACTACATCGTAACTGGAAGTCTTCAGCGTACTTCCGCAGCTTCAAGTATTTCATCGCGCAGAGCCTTATGTCTGGATAGGCGTCTGTGGCGTTGTAACGGCGTTTGAACTCGGCAAAGTGGCTTACCTTATCATCCGTGTAGATTACCCAATCGACGCCCCAGAGCATGTCAGATAGCTTGTCTATGCGTTTCCCTGTCTTCTCAATGATGGCCTGTCGTGCGGCGTGTTCTAGCTTGAGCATTTCTGTCGTTTCAAAACGTTGCCTTGCCATTTTGGCTCCTTCATTTATTTCGGGCGCAGTTCAGCTTTTTCCCTTTGCAAGCCACAACCATACAGATCGTTAATCTGTTTAGGTCTTGTGTGGCTACACCCTTCGGTGCGGTACTCATGTGCTTTCGCTTTCCTGTCTGAACGCTACTCAGACAACCCACTTGGGCCCTTGCGTATAGGTCGTGATCTTACCCGAGAAGCTGACACTCGGACGCGCTGCTTTGGGGAAATGTGGGCACGGCGAAGACCCAACTGTCCTTTGTGACAACCATTCACGTTAGTTGCATTTGAAGTTTTTAGGTGAGAGAATGATGGAATCGGTTTGGCCCGGTATTTCCCCATTCCCCCTTTCTACCGGCCTTCAGGGGTTCACTGCCCCGCCGATACCCCACTCTACTCTAGTCGGTTACCGCTATCAAGCGTTCCAGATACCATTTAGCTTTCAGCAAATCTTGCTTTGGAGAGTTCTTGTATTTGTGCCTGTGAATATACTTGATACAGTTCCCCAGAAGATATCCTTTGTACTCATCTCCCAGCTGCTGCTGGATGTAGTCGATACACTCGACACCTGAAGCATTGTAGTGTGCTGGCCGATTGACGGCGTCCCACTCGTTTGGTGCTGCGTCATTCAATGATATTTTCATTTTTCTCCCTGACAACAATGCGTCTTATTGACGAAATTGATAATTTGACCCCGTGTTTTGCCTCTATCACATCAGAGATGGTCGAAAGATATGTTCCAGCGTCTTTCATTTTTATTATTTCTCTTATGATTTTTTGCTCTCGGTTGTTTTTCCTCAGCCTCCCGTCGATTACCATTGAGCCAAAAGGCGCTCGGCCAGAAACATAAAACCCGGCATCTCTGGCTTTTTTCATCCCGGCTTTTGTAAGCTCAGAAGTTCTCAGAAGATGGTCGCCGTGAATTTTAGCGTGACATATCGAGCAAAGCGTTACTGTCTTGGTACCGCCAAGAACTCTCGGAACGACGTGGTGTGCGTGATGCGCTTTAGCCTCGCACTCAAAGCACACCAATTCGATTTTTCTCGACTTTTATTCGTGCATTATAATCCGCGATCATTTCACGGTAATCCTTGGCATACATCTTGACCACATTGCCTTGAGTCGCCAGCATGTGAGCAACCTTTTTTTCGCCAAACTTCCTTATCATAAAAATGGTGTAAACCTGAGCCGCTGACCCATGCTTCATCCCGTATAAATTACACGCCGGGCACTGAGGAAACACGTTGTCGGGAGAATGCGCCCAGAAGGATGATTTGCCCTTTGGCAGGAAATGACCGCCGTGACAGGTTGTGTAGTGCCTGTACTCTCCACAGGTAACGCACTCGCAGAAGCCATCGTCGTCGGCTTCCTCAAGTCTCCTGAGAAGCTGAAAAAGTCTTAGCGATTTAGCCCGTGGGGTTTCTGGCACGATAAAACTCCGATTCCTTTGGATTTGTAAGTGTAACACCGTGATCAAGACCCCAGTGAAAAACCTGTTCCAAAAACTCGTGCATTTCACCTTTCAAAAGTTTTCTTGTCGATCTCAGTTGTGCCGGGATAACAGTATTCCCAATGACGACGTCTTCAACGCCAAGAAAATTATTCTTGAGGATAGCTTTCATGTCCTCAGCACTAACTGGAACCTTCTTCGAGAAGTGAAGAGACATTTCAGCGCACCATAGGTGAAAGAGTGAATTTTGACTGATCGACCTTTTATCAGCGAACGGTGCCAACTTCCAAGCTACCGGCTTTTCGTAATCCCAATCTTCAAGATATTTTCTGAAATACTTCAAAACGGAATCAATTTCTCCACGTTGACGCACCAACCAGAACACGCCGTTCATCTTTTTAGGTCATCTATTAAGTCTTCAAGAATCATCTTGATTTCAAGCCAAACTCGCTTTAATGCTTCAATCATCAGATAACTCCAAAAAATGAACTGGCGAAATGTTTAGATGTTCTGATACCTTCTCGACAAGCGACAGCTTTGCGTCTCGTCTATAACGCCACTGAGACACCTGCTGTTTGGTAATATCAAGGCGAGAAGCGAGTTCCGTAGAACTCACTCCCGCTTTGATCTGAGCCAATCTTAGCGATTTCCCGAAATTAAAACGGCAAATCATCGCTTAAGTCCCTTGCTTCGGTTGGCGCACTTTTCCCGCTGTAAACATCGGAAATTTTGCCTTTTAATACCGGCTGATTACCGCTTGAATCCTGTTTCCAAAGAGAAATATCTATTGTTTCGCCTTCCTTGATGTTTCGATGAGCAACCAATTTTCCCGATAGTACCGGCGCACGTTCGCCACCTTCGTTCTTCCAAAGGCTTACTTGTCCTCGATTATCATAAGTCATATTTTTCCCCTATCATTTCAAAGTTAGTGTTTAATTCTTCCAGAAGTTTTTCGATTGCCGCTGAAAGTCCAGCAATATACTTTTCGTCTCGTTCAACTTTCATGATCAAGTTCGGTAGATCTGGGTGATAGCTCATAAAATAATAATCAGAAAAACCCATTAGCCACATCGTTCCTTGAACCTGTGCATAATATTCTGCCGGCATTGCACCGCTTTTAGCATATTCTCTCAGATAGGCAGTATGGACGCCGGGCGACGGACACTTGATCTCCAACCCGGTTACCATACCATCACCGACAATTCGATCGGGAGAACACCCGACAGTCATGTCGTCATTGGTTACAAAGCCAATTTCTCGGCAATGTAAATCTTCTTGAAGCCAAAAAACGTTTGCCGCTTCTGGCTCCAAATCATTGCCACGCTGCATCCAATTGCTTTTGAACGTCTCAAATCGTTTGCCGCTTAACCGTTCTGCCAGCAAGTCATTTAGATACTTCTCTGAACTTGCTGAAGGCTTCCCAGTAGGCGTCAAGAGGTCTTTGAACCTCGAAGCCGATGGAATGCCTAACCTTAAGTTGAACCACTCCTCGGAGCCTTGTTCGACGTTGTGGATCTTCACTTGACCTGCTTCGCTTTCTTCTGCTGAAGCTGCTTAAGAGCTTTGGAATACGATTCTTCTGAAAGCTCTTTTATGTCAGTTATTCTATACAACTGAAGAAACGCGGTTTTGTTTGAATTTGTCGATACTATCAAAGCATCGATGTGTGCGGCTTTTCTTTCATCGATACCAGTGGCGGTGATTTCTTGGGCGTCAGTATCGTCATCTCCAGAAATTGCCCACATGCTTTGAGCTTGATATCTCTTCAAATAGGTAGACATAGAGCCAACATCTTGCATCAAATTCTTGCCACCATTCTGAACGATTGTTTTTGCCGTTTGTCTGATCCATTGTCCCGACGAATGGCTTATCTGAGAAGATACCGATACACTATCACCGAGCATTTCGACGGTCTGAACAAAAGCCAAGCCATTCACCGCAGCGACTGCACGAATAGCATTTAGGCAAGAGCCGAGATCGGCATAGCGGTTTTTTAAAAATGGATTGGTAGCGTTCTTTGCCGGGTTTTTGATTTCCAATTGAGCCTTTGCAAGCGAAGCTGACAACTCATTAACTAATTCGGATTGTTCCATTGTGTTTCTCCCTTTTGAAAAACAAGATTAACACTTTAAGCGAAAAAATCAACTAACGAGGAAAAATAATGGCATATCTCGACCCATACAAAAGCCACAACCACTTTTATGATGTCGCCCGAGGCGTGTTTCCTAATGAGTCGGTTTTAAATATTTTTGGTTTCAACCGAAACACTGAAGTCGATTTCGAGACAATTTGGAATGATGGATCAACGTATGTTTTCCCGTCCACTGCGCTGATAATGTCGGCGGTATCGACATCAGCGTTAGATGTTATGCCCGTTTTAATCTCCGGGCTTGACATAAATTATGAGCCAATATCCGAAACTATCACGCTTACCGGAACCTCGCCGGTTGTAACTACTACGCCATTTTTCCGAATCAATTCAGCGGTGATTTTGTCAGGTAGCAACGCTGGCAACATAACCATCAGCAATGCTGGAGTGACATATTCTTACATCGGAGAAACTTTAGGCGTTAGCCAGTCATGCATTTATACAGTCCCGGCTGGGCACTCAATGTATATATTTAGAATTGATTGTAATTCTGCAACGGCAAACCCAAACAAATTTATCACTATCAGAAACGTTACAACCGTATCAGGCAGAACTCTGAGAGTTGCAGAGGCGACGTTTTCAACGTCTCAAGTTTCGTATGATCGGCAGGTTCCGTTCAAGATTGCAGAAAAAACAGATTTTCAATTTGAGGCGAAGTCTTCAGCAGGAACCAACGAGGTGGCAATATTTGTCGAGGCGACTTTGTGCAAAGATCCAACCTAACCCTTTCGGATCATCTCGCAGATCTCGATAGCTCGGTTTCCGACCTGCTTCGCCCAGCGTGAATCGTAGAACTCATCGGCGGCAGTCTCGAAGTCATATTTCGACATTGCCGTGATGGCGTTTTTAAAGCCTTTGAATCGAGTGATTCCGAGATTGAAAACCATGTCGATCATGGCGTTTTGTCTTGCTTGACTTAGGTCAGGAAACCACACAAAGCCACTCAGCTCGCCGATACAGCGGTTGATGTCATTATCTAGCAGGTAGTCGATTTCGGCCTCTGATAGACCTATACCGCCGTTTGGATCGATGTTGCGCCCAACGCCAATGGTAATCTTGTTCTGGCTGCACTTATAAGCGTGAGTTTCAACGCCTTCATGTCGCTTGATCATCTCTCGGAGGTTTTTCACTTACGAATTAGCTCGTTGATAGCCTTCCAAGCCTCAATCATTTTCGACTCTAAAACTTCAAGCCGATTCAAGATTCGGCCAATAGTCAAAACAAGCAAGAATATTCCAGCAGCGACCGGCCAAAGCGAAACAATTGCGTCTACTGTTTCCATCAGTCATCTCGATTGAAAAACTGTCTGACCGTATCTGTCTCCCATATTCGGATGAGAGTCCACACGATAGAAAGGACCGCCGCGACGGCTGGAAGCCAGCCAATCAACGCGGAAACTGTAGCTGTGACCGACACTACATCAAGTGCTGCTTTTGCCTCCTCGCTTGTCATTTTTCGCGACTAACTCCCTTAACTTTTTCGTAACTTCTCAAAGCTCCAAGCCCGAGCATCCCGGTCATGGTTTGCATTAAAATGCTTGAGTCAATGGCCGGCATGTCAAACCAAATATCTAGCAACGGTGACAAAAGCACCGAGTATAACAGGCCCAGACCGCAGCACCAGCCGATGAATGGACGCCACCCGGCCACAAACAAACTTTTATGAGCGGCCTCGGTTTTGTTCACTTCCAACTGAAAAGCTGCATTTTTGTGCGCTTCTTTCTGCGCTAATGTTGCAATTTCATGAGCCAAAGCGTTTTTCTGGTCTTTGTCCTCGACAAACTTTCCCAGTAACCCGGTTATTGGCCCAATCAATTGCTCAAGCATTATTCAGCCTGTTCTTCTTCTTCGCTTTCTTTCTTCACGGACTGACTGATTGCGTTGGCG